TGATGAAGCAGCAGCCGAGCTTGAGGATTTGCAACGTCGCGAAGCGGAACTCTCCGAACTGGCGACTACCGACGCTCCGAACGATCCGAAGCGGATGGAGCGGTGGGAGGACCGTTGTGCAGGAAATCGAGCAGGTATCGAATGAGGTTCTGGCTGAGATCCAGGCGCTCGATCCTGCTCTTGCGCTGCCCGTAACAGCCATCGAAGCGCTTGAAGGGCTGGTAACGGCGGCAATCAACGCCTGGAGCACGGCAACAGGCCAGCCGGTCACAGTCGCATCACTGACGGCGCTATTGCCCAATCCAACCCCATTGACACCACCCACAAGCTAGCATCGCGCAGCGGCTCGCGCGGTAGTAAGGGGGACTGGGATGCAGCCGCATTAGAGCACGCTTGCGCCGTCTTACGGGGCGGCGTGGGCGCTTCCCCTAGAAAGCCTGAACGCCATGAAACTCCTGATCGTCCTTTCGTTGCCTGAGTTAGCCGTGCTCGCTGCAGCTGCCTACCTGTGGGTCTACGACTGGCTGCGCGGGAAACCGAGATACCTCTAACGGAGCCGATAAAACAAGAGCTCAGACCATTTGCGCTTAGCCTTGCGGCCAGAGGCGTTAGCGCGATGAGGTGGACAAATCGTCACATGCGGGCCTCCGTCGGACTTTGGCTCTAACGGTCCACAAGCGGCTAGAATCTCTTGAATCACTGCGGTCGTTTCATAAAGCACCCGTCGATTTGTAAAGCGCAGAACGCGGATCCCAAGCTGATTCATTGCGGTAGTGCGTCGCCGATCATAGGCTTGAGCCTTGGGCGTGAGATGGTATCCGCCATCACACTCAATCGCAATGCGTTGCGGGTAGAGCATGAAATCTGCGATGTAGTAGCTTATCGGCTCCTGGCAAGCCACTATGATCGAGGAATTCTTGAAAGCGACCAGCAACTCCGAATAAAGCCGTTCTTCCGCGTGTGTTAATGAACGACGTAACTGATTGGCGTAGTTAACGTTGCGCGAATCCATCGACAATATGATATCATGCCTCTGCGAATCGGCCGTACGAAATTTGACAACCTGCGGTATCATGGTCTCGTGATTGCAATGCCCAAACCGCAGACCCAGCCCGTTGCCGTCATCACCACCGTGCGCATCGCGCAACTGCGGATTGTCGAAGTATTCCCGCAACTGATCCCCACATTCACAGAAATCAGCCCCGGCAAGTGGGCGAAGGCGGCGTAGAATTCATTCATGCCCGCTGGACGCCCAACCGAATACAAGCCTGAATATGTCGAGCGCACAAAAGAAATGTGCTTGGCGGGTGCTACCAATCTCGATCTATCTCACGAATTTGGGGTTAGCTTACAAACACTGCGCAACTGGCGCGCAAAATATCCGGAATTCCTAGCCGCCTTAAAAACAGGGAAAGAGATTGCTGATGCTCAAGTCGAGCGATCGCTATATGAGCGAGCAACCGGCTATTCGTTTGATGCGGTGAAGATCTTCATGCCGGCTGGGGCTAGCGAAGCGGTGAAAGTCGAATACGTTGAGCATGTGCCGCCTGATCCAACTTCCATGATCTTCTGGTTGAAGAATCGCAAACCGGAAGAATGGCGCGATAAGACAGAACTGAAAGTCTCAGGTGATCCGCTCGCTGAACTGCTCGCCGAATTTCGTCAGCAATATGAGGCATTGCCAAAAGCGCCAGATGAATAAGCCATGCAGAAAATGCGACTTGCTAAACTCGGTAAACCCAGAAAACCGAGAACATTATGATGTTGAATTATGGTGAAAGGTTGCGCCGCTTCGCTTATCGCCCGATCGAACTCGATGCTCGCATCAATCTGCTCGATGGCGCCGTTCGCAGCGGCAAAACGTGGGCTCTGCACCCCAAAACCCTCTACGCCTGTCGCTATCCGGTGAATGGCTGGCGGGTCATTACAGGCGTATCGAAGCAGACCATCTTCAACAATGTGCTGAACGACCTTTTCAACCTTGTTGGGCCCTCAAACTACACCTATAACCATCAATCTGGGCTGCTACGGCTTTGTGAGTCTTCCTGGCTCGTCATGGGCGCCAAGGATGAGGGCAGCGAGAAATACATCCGCGGGCTCACTGTGGGCGTGGTGATTGGTGATCAAATCGAGCTGATGCCCCAAGAGTTCTTTCAAATGCTGCTCACGCGCATGTCTCCTGAAGGATCTAGATTCTATGGCACGTTGAATCCTGCGAATCCGTTGCATTGGCTCAAAACAGAGTTCATCGACAACGAAAAGCTGCGCAATCTCGGGATGCTTTCGTATGGCCACTACACGATGGATGACAACCCAAATCTCAGCACCGAATACATCGAAAGTCAGAAGCAGCTCTATACGGGCGTGTTTTACGAACGCTATATTCTCGGCAAATGGGTTGTGGCCGAGGCAGCGATCTATCGCGATGTGCTGGGCAACGCCTGCTATTACACGGACGCTGATCGGCCGCAAGCCCTACTGACCAGTTTTGCGGCTCGTTACATCGGCGTGGACTATGGAACGATCAACCCATGTGTCTTTCTGGAGATTTTCGACGATGGCAAGACGCTCTGGCAAGAACGCGAGTATTACTGGGACTCTCAGGAAAAGCGGCGCCAGAAGACCGATTCGGAATACGCCGATGATTTTGATGCCTTCGTGGGCCGCGAACGCCGCGGGCTCGTGGTCATCGCTGATCCGAGCGCAGCCAGTTTCAAGCTGGAGCTCGTCAAGCGCGGCTATCAGGTGATGAACGGCGAGAATGAGGTGCTGGAGGGTATCAGGCGTGTCTCGGTAGCGCTCAAGGCCGGGATGTACCGGATCCACGCGCGGAACAACCCCAAGACCAGGCAGGAGCTTGAGGGCTATTCCTGGAGCGAGAAAGCAGCCAAACGCGGAGAGGAGGAGCCAATCAAGGAAAACGATCATAGTTGTGACGTGATTCGCATGTGCGTGAGCAAGATGATCCCGAAGTGGCGTGTCGGTTAATCTACTTGAGATTGCAAACTCTTCATTCTTAATTCAGCGACAATATGGAAGCGTATCACGATTCGTATTCCTATTCAAGCACTATTGTAAGATGAGCGCATGGACTCGCTGACCGTTGCTAAGGCGCGCGCCGCCGAAAAGCTGAAGATCAAGCCGGCGCCGCAACTGAGAGGCGCGGTTGATATGTATTCCAATCCTGCTGCGAACGTGGGTTGGGGCTCAACGAGTCTTGCCAATGGCGGCCGGCACGTTCCGTTCCGGATTTCGCTTGACTATCAGAAGCTCGTTTTCATGTACCGCGGCTCGTGGATCATCCGCTCGGTCGTGGATACGAAACCTCAAGACCAACTGAAAGCATTTCCAACACTTACATCGCAGGTCACACCAGAGGATATTGCAGCCTTCGACAAAGTGATTGCGGATACGGCTACGCTCCAGAAGTACATCGAAGGCCGCAAATGGGGCCGGCTATTCGGCGGCGCACTCGGAATCATCATTCTCAAAGGCCACAATGATCTGGCGCAGCCGCTGGCGCTCGAGGACGTGGACGTGGACAGCTACCGCGGCATGATTGTCGTCGATCGCTGGAGCGGCATGAGCCCCAGTTCCGAGCTCATCAAAGATTTAGACAATCCATCGGAATATGGCCTGCCTGTGTATTACGATGTTTATACTGAAGCCGGCCAGAATCTGCGTGTGCATCATAGCCGCTGCCTACGGTTTGTGGGCCGTGACTTGCCGTTGTTCGAGAAGCAGATCGAAACCTACTGGGGCATGAGCGAGATCGAGTGCATCCTGGATGAGCTGAATCGCTACGACTATGGCATGGCAGCGGTTGCGGACCTGATCTCGCGCGCCAATGTCTTTGCCATGCAGAACCCGATGCTGGCCCAGATGCTTTCAGGCGTGGGCCTCACACAGCAGCAGTTGAATGATTATCTCCAGCGTGTTGCGGCGGTATCGGAAACGATTACCACGAATGGCCTATTAGTGCTCGGCGAGAATGAGGAGCTTTTCACGCATACCTGCTCGTTTTCGGGGCTTTCGGACGTGATGCGGATGCAGATCATGTGCCTCTGCGGGGCCAGCGGATATCCAGTATCGCGTCTATTCGGCGAGACGCAAACGGGTCTGAATTCGAGCAACGAAGGCGATTTGCAGGCGTATTACGATAATGCGGATCAGGAGCGTAACCAGAAGGATCGGCCGCTCATGGATAAGCTGATTCCCATTATCTGCATGAGCACCTGGGGGCGGGTTCCCGATGATCTCGATTACAACTTCTGCCCCATCCGCAGCATGACGGCAAAGGAGAAGGCTGAGCTCGGCAAGACACAATCGGATGGCATTACCGGACTCTTCAATGCTGGAATTATCGGGCGCCAGACGGCACTGCGTGAGTTGCAGACCGCATCCAAGGTGACGGAGCTCGGCACGAACATTACCGACGAGATGATCGAGGAAGCGGATGACGATGTGCAAGTTCCGCTCCAAATCGAGGCCGAGGAAGCGCGCGCCGGCACGGAAGAGTTCACCGAAGGCAAGACAGGCGTGCAATCCCAGAAAGTCAAAGGCGCCAAGGATTCATGGTTTTACCGCGCATGGAAGAAAATGCGGGGATTTAGCTATTCTGATGGTGAGCAGTTCTAAAGTAAGGCGAGAAGATGCCTCCGTTCCACCGACCACTGCGCATCGAAACCGAATACCGCCGCGCCCTGAATGCGCTGATGCAGTCATGGCTCAAGATTGTTCCACGTGGAACAGACCTGGACGCAATCTTCGCCTTCCTGAATAATGGCGGCGGTGAGCGCGTCATGCAAGCCTCGGACCGGCTTGCGCGTTCAATGGTCACCCAGACGGCAGTCCAGAACGCTAATAGCTGGCGTGAGGCTGCGCGCAAGTCGAGCCAGGGCAAACGCATATTTGACCTGCTGCGCACGGAGATGCAGGGGCCTGTAGGTCTTGTCATGCGCGGACTGGTCGCGCATCATGCCAAGCTGATCCGGTCGATTCCCCAGGATTTGGCGCAGGATGTAGCCTCGCAGATTGCCACGCGCCAGATGCGGGGGGAACGCGCGGAGGTAATAGCAAAGGATATTCGGCAGCGGTTCCCGGAGATCACGCGCTCGAGAATCGCAATGCTCGCGCGAACTGAAGTTGCAAGCGCTGCCACATCGATCAGCGAAGCGCGGGCCAAGAACCTCAATCTGCCTGTATATGAATGGCTTAGCTCTGAAGATTCCCGCGTGCGCCGCTCCCATCGCAAGATGGATCATGTGCTCGTGTTCTGGTCTGATCCGCCCGCTCCGGAGGCTTTAGCAGGCGAGAAATCGCGGCTCGGGCATTACCACGCGGGCCGGGCGCCTAACTGCCGCTGCGATGCGAACGTGATCGTGGACCTGGATCAGGTGGAGTGGCCTGCGCGATTGTATTACCGAGGCTCCATTCAGCGCGTCACCCGCGCAAAATTCCTTAAACTTGCTGCATAATAGCACTTGACATGGGGATACACTTGGGGATACGGTATCCGCATGTACATCCTGTTTGCACCTTCAATCATTGCCTTGCTGTGGATGATGGGAATCTACACCATCAACACCTACACCAACGGGATGCGGGATCGCTGACATGCGTAGAATCGGCGTTCCCGTAGTCATCCGCATCACCGATGACATGCTCGAAGTGGCGCGCAAGCTCGCTGCGGCCAAGAATAAGCCCCTGCGCACGCTGCTGCGCGAAATCATCGAGGATGTGCTGAAAGAGGCTGAGAAATGAAGTGGTTGGCGTGGGCTTTCTTCATCATTCTGGGCGCGGCGGCGGGAGTCTTTCTCATGCTGATGATCTGGTTTATTTCAATGATCTGGCTCGGATGGCCGAACTAATGCCCACGCCGCTTCTGATGCTCTCCGGTGATCCAACGGCCAAATCTGGTCTTGAGCACATCGTTCAGGATTGGCCAGAGCTTCCGATTCCGTTGATGATCCTCTCCGATAGTCCTTGCGCGACATCTGGACTTGGCCGGATCACGCGCGAATTGGCGATGAACATTTACAAATATTTGCCCCATGTGTTCCGCGTGGGCTGCATCGGGCCTGGCGCCGGCCTGCCATTTGAGCCGCCGTTCTTCCATCACCGCATCGACCAGATATCCGATTGGACCGTGCCCGATCTGCCGCTGATCTGGCGGGCATTCGCGCAAGGACAGCATGGAATCTTGCTGGTGATCTGGGACGCATCCCGTCTTCTCTGGCTTTCACATCCTGAGCCCTACTGCCCAAATCCTGAGCTCAAGAAGTTCCTGCTCACAAAGCCATTCGATCTGTGGACCTACAGCGCCATCGATGCCGAAGGACCGAACGGCAAGCTCTCTATTCTGCTGCGTGAGGTATTGCGCGGATTTGACCGCATTCTGGCCTATAGCGAATGGGCAGCGCGCATTGTTGAGCGCACGATCGGCGACGGCAAGATGATTGAATCGCTCCCTCACGGCATCGATCCGAAAATATGGCGCCCGCGCGGACGTGACAAGGCGCGGCGCAAGTTCGGCCGGCTCGTATTCGATACCGATTTCACCATCGAGTCCAATAAGTTCGTGATCGGCATTGTGGCGACAAACCAGGCGCGCAAGGATTACGGAACGGCCATCAAAGCCGCGGCCCAGATTGCCAAGAATCACGACGTGCTGATCTGGATCCATACGGATGTGCTAGAACGCTACTGGTCGATTCCGGCGCTCTTATGCGATTACGGCCTAAATAATCAGGCTGTCGTGACGCATGGCCAGCTCACCGACGAGCAGATGACGTGGGCTTATTCAGCCTGCGATGTGACGTTTGGGATCGGGCTGGCTGAAGGCTACGGCTTTCCAATCTTTGAATCTCTAGCCTGTGGAGTGCCGTGCATCCACGGAAATTGCGGAGGTGCTCCGGAGCACATGCCCAAGGAAATGCTCATTGAGCCTGTCGCATTTCGCACCGAAGGAACGTTCGGTTCCCAGCGCCCGGTATACGAAGCCGATCAATGGGTAGAAGCGGCATTGAGGGTAAAAGGGGTATACGCCTCCCTCCCCAAGCATTTAGAATGGCCTCAATTATGGCCCAGATTTCGAGCATGGCTGGAGGCGGGAATTGCAAAGGAAAAACAAACGCTATCTGTGGTTGGTCAAGAAGATAGAAGAACATCAATCAGATAAGTGCCTTTTATGGCCCTTTCAGGTTGATAAAGATGGCTATGGTCGGGTTCGTCCTGGTGGCAAGAGGATTACTTAGGGACTTATATACTTGACTTCCTTTTGAGGTACGATAAACCAGTGATCCGGACATACACAATGCGCATGAAAGTAACGAAGCGGCAAGATGAGACGCTCCA